AGCCGGGGCCGCCTGCCACGTTTCCCTGCTCTTCGCCGGTCCAGGAGAAGGGCGCAAAGCGGCTTTTCTGGATGGTGAAGGTCTTGCTGCCAATGGTCTGATCAGCGGCGGAGGGGAGGGACATCGCAGGGGTGACGTTGCCTGCGGCACTATTGGCCGGGGCGACGATGCTGCGCATGGTGGCATTCAGAGCGCACCGATCAGCGCGGGCGTCACGCTGGACGGCGGGGATGAAGCCGGTGAGTTCGCGGGACACCACATCAAGGGCGGCGTAGAAGTCGGGGATGAGATTGGTCAGTGTGTTAGCCATATATTTGGAACGTTAATTTTTCGAGGAGGGTGGCGGTGGGGTGTGTTGTTTGTTAGTCGGTGATTTTGCCACCGGCGCGGATGAACTGGCTGCGCTCATGGTGGGCGAGGCTGCGGAACTCCTCATGGCTGAGGATTTTCTTGGCGGCGGTCGGTGTGCCGGGGGTGATGACGGGTGTGCCTGCGCCTGCGGAGCCTGCGGGGCCGTTTTTGATGAGGGCTTCGAGGGCCTCGATCTTGGCCTGGAGGGGCTTGGTGGCGTTCGTGACGAGGCCGTCGAAGTGGGCTTTGGTTTCGGCGTCGTCGAGGTTGAGTTCGAGTTTTTGCGGGGCGGGCTTGTGGGCGGCGCAGGCGGCGACGATCTGGTCTTCGGTTTCATCGCCTTTGAGGGCGACGCCGACAAGGGAGGCGAGGGCGAGGATGGCTTTCATGTTCTTGGGTAGGGAGGGAGCGTTGGGCTTCGGATCGTGGCGGGTGTCAAATGCCGAGCGGGCAGGAGTGCCCGCGCTCCCTTCAAAGAGGGCGGCGGGGAGCATGGTGAAGTTTTTAGCCCACTGAGGCTTGAAGGCGGTGGCCTTGGTGCCTTTGATGAGTTCGTCGGCAAAGCCTGCGTCGATGGCTTCCTGGCCGAAGAACCAGGTGCCCATCTCGGCTTTCATGAGGTCGCGGATCTCGGCTTCGTCTTTTTTGGTTCGCTCGACGTAGATGGCGACGATGCGGTCCTCGAATTGTTTGATTACGGCAGCGGCGGCGGCCATGTCGTCGTGATTGCCTGCGGCCCCGCCGGTGACGCGGTGGATCATGACGCGGCCATGCTCGGCGATCTTGATTTTGCTGGCGGCGAGCATGATGACGGAGGCCATGCTGGCGGCGGTGCCGGTGATGTGGGCGGTGACGGGGATGCCGAGGGACTTGATGGCATCGAAGATGGTGAAGCCATCCTCCACGGAGCCGCCGGGGCTGTCGATATTCAGGGTGAGGCTCTGGACGCCGGTGAGGGTGCGGAGCTGGGCGACGAAGTCTTTGGCGGTGACGCCCCAGAAGCCGATCTCATCGAAAATGTCGATGGAGGCATTGCCGGAGGCGGAGTTGGTGATCTTGAACCAGGTGGACATACGCCGGGGGGCGGATGTCAAAGGGGAAGACTTGGAGACTGGGAGACGGCTGCGCCGGAGACTGGGAGACGCTGAGAAGCGGAGGTGAAAGCCTCAATCGTTCGCGGCGAGGTCGGCGGCGATGGTCTCGGGCGTGAGGGTGGCGGCGAGGCCGCTCATGGCCTGGAGCTGGATGGGGTCGATGGCGAGGAGGGTGGCGATGGACGCGGGGATCTTGACGGCTTCGGGCTGGATGCCGGTGGCGCGGGCGATGGCGTAGCGGACATCGTCGAGCTTTTCATCGATGCGGGCGTGGCGGATGCTGAGGCCGCTGCCGCCGGTGCGGCTTTCGACGTAGTCCTCCATGGTGCCTGCGTTGGCGCGGAGCCGCTCCATGTCGGCGCTGTGGTTGCGGCCCAGATCGACGCTGGGGTCGGGATCGGTGACGAAGTCGATCTCGTTCCAGTCGGCGACGGTGGCGAACTGGGCGAGGGCTCCGCCGGGCATCATGGCATCTGCGATGACCCATTCCCAGGTCCACTGGAGGAAGGGGTAGAGGAGGGCGCGGAGGTTTTCGTGGGCGCGCCTAACCTTTTCGATGACGCCACGGAAGGCGGTGCCGCCGAGGGAGCCCATGGAGAAGATCCACTCCACGGGGTAGCCGAGGCCGAAGACGAAGGGGTTGGTGAGTTCTTCGAGGATCTGCTTGAAGGGGATGGCTTCTCCGCCCTGGAAAAAGTTCATGGTTTCGCCATCGGCGAGGGGGATCATGACGGCTCCGTCGGCGATCTCCATGAAGCGTTTGCCGGTATCGGTGGCGGGGGTGCCAAGCTTTTCGGCGGCCATGGCTGCCTGCATGGCGTTGGGGACTTTGCCGTCGCGGGTGGTGGTGGCACCTAACAATGCGGAGCGAATTTTGGCGGCGTGCTTGCGGATGGCCTTGAGGTCGAGGACGTCGAGGAGATCCTTGTTGGACCGGAAGACAAATGGGATGCCGTGGTATTGATTGAAGCGGATGTTTTCCTTGAGGTGGAAGACGTTGGCGGCGGGGACGGGGAGCGTCTTGGGATTGCTGCCGAGCGTGGTGTCATCAATGATGACGCGGAGGGTGAGGAGCTGGTCGAGGGCGTTGTATTGGAGGCCATCGATCCAGCGGCCTGTTTTGGCGTCGAGGGTGGTGAGGCCGTTGTTGGTGAGCTGGTCGCGGAGGAGGGTCTGGAGCTGGAGGCGGCGGCGGGATTTGTCGGCGAGGGTCCAGTCAGCCGTGAGTGGGGTGTTGTCGGCGACTTTTTGGACGAAGGCTTCGCCATCGCCGAGGATGGCGGAGAGCCAGCGGGACTGGAGTTCAAAGAGAGTGCCTTCTTTACGGAGATCGACGGCGCGGGAGGTGGCCCAGGCTTTGTAGAGGGCGGTGGCGGCGGCGCGAAACTCGGGGTTGGCGGAGATGGACTTGAGGCCGATCCCTTTGCCGATGGCTTCCTTCGGGAGGGCGGTGATGCAGTAGCCGACGACGGGGATTTCTTCCTGGAGGAAGCGGGAGATCTGGACGCGGTCGCGGGAGGCGGACATGCTCTCCAGTTGCCGCGATGACCAGGTGCGATAGGTCGGGAGCGTGCGGTAGCCGCCGGTGCTGGCGGGCAGGGCGGCATTGACGATGGGGGCGGTGGGGGCGCGGGAGGTGACGCGAGGGGCGCGGGTGGCTTTCTTGGGCATGGGCGGGGCGGTTCTCGGTTCGCTGTTCTCGGTTCTCGGTTCTCGGTTCTCGGTTAGCCGAGCACTTCGGCGGGGGTGCCGTTGAAACGGAAGCCGAAGGGTTTGGCGAACTGGGAGGCTGTGGCTCCGTCGATCACTGCCTCGACGTGCTCGATGGCTTTGCGGAGGGCGTGGCGGCGGTCTTCGGGCGTGGAGGCGCGGAACTGGGCGGCGTGGGAGTTGCCGCTGAAGGAGGTGCTGGTGATCTCGGCGGAACTGCGGTCTAGGGCTTCGGCCTGGTAGAGGCCGGTGAGCCAGGTGAGCTGGGCGGCATTGCTGCTCGGGTGCAGGATGCGGGCCTCGAAGAGGTAGTCATCGGTGAGGTCGGAGATGGAGACGGCGGGCATCGACTCCGGGGGGTGTCAAAGGAATGACGAATGACGAAGACCGAATGACGAAGGGGGAGGGGATGGAGACTTTCAGCTTTTTGGGTGACTATGTGGAAAGTCCTTCCGCATAATCACTGTTGGCCGGACGAAACGGCGCGTAAAAATATTTTACAGAAAGTTCTTGCGGTGCGCGTAAATCTATTTTACGCTCTCCCCGTCGCCAATGAGAGCGACCAACCCCAAACCAACCAAGACAATGACCACCATCGAATCCATCCGCGAAGCCCTCTTCACCCTCGATCAAGATGCCATCCTCTGCGACCTTCCTGATTCCGAGTTCGTCACCGGCGGTTCCATCACCGACGCCTGCCGTGTGGCCGGTTACGACGAGTCCGGCCGCGTGACCGTCAACAACCTCAACGCATGGGGAATGACCGTTGCCAAGTTCGCCGAATACATCGCCCCCGAAGAGGAAGCTTGATATGACCGCCAGCGAATACAAAGCGATCCGCGAATCCATCGGCACCCCGACGCAGGTAGCAGCCCTGCTCGGGGTGTCCCGCATGACGATCCACAACCGCGAGAATGGGAAGCCCATCACGAAAGAGGCTGCGCTGGCCATCGTCGCACTGGCGCAACGGCCAACAAGACGGTGATCAGAACAGCCCGAAGGCGTCTGTTGTGAAGGGGTAGCTTTCATTACGGGCTGTCTGATACCTCAGCGTTTAAATAAAACCGGGGACGAGGCGGGCGATCCAAAGGGCGATGAGGCCGAGTTTGGAGCAGTCGCCATAGTGGTCGTGGGGGACGCGTTTCCACTGGTTGGTGGACTTGTCCTTCATCTGGCCGGTGTGGCCCATGATGAGGGAGGCATCGGCATCGGTGGGAAGGTGAAAGCCGGGGGTGGTGCGGCGGGCGATGCGGGTGCCGTAGAGTTCATCTTTCGCCTGGGTGTCGCTGTAGGTGTAGAGCTTCAGGCCGGGGCGGGAGGCGGCGCGGGTTTCGTTGACGGTGCCGTGCTTTGCATCACTGCCTTTGGTGGGCCAGTAAAAGCCGCCGGAGGCTTCGCAGATGTCATACTGGGTTTCTGTGAGGTAGCCGGAATCAATGTAACCGATGCGGGGAACGATGCGCTCATCGGTGCCGGGGATGGTGTAGAGGCGATGGCGGAGGAAGTCGGCGGAGACCAGCTCGCGGGAGCTGAGGAGGGTGCCCCAGTCGATGACGAAGAGGCCGCCATCGGGATGGATGGCGGTGACGGTCCAGTGGGTGAGGGCTTCGCCGGGGTCGGCAGTGAGGACGAGGAGCTTGGGCCGGAAGGGCAGGGAGCCGCGCCCGTAGTCGGTGGAGATGCAGGCGCGGACGGTTTCCTCTTTGATGTTATGCGCGAGGTCGGACCAGCAGTTGGCGAGCCATGAGTTGGCGTGGTTTTGATGGTTGCCGAGGAGGTCGGCGGGTTTAATGCGGTTCCAGGCGACGTCGCCGAAGGTGAGGGCGGGAGAGTAGAAGGAGGGGAGGCGGAAGGATTTGTTACGCTGAGCGGTGGCGGGGTTGAGGTCGATGGGCTCGACGTGATCCAGC